CTTTAATTGGGGCAACTGCTAAGAGAAAAGAGGAAGAGGAAAGGAAGAAGAGAAACGTAACTGCTTCTTTCAAACAGTCTGGACAACTTATTTCAGAAGATCGTAAGAAGTTGCTCAGAGAAATCAAGCAACCTCTTAATGAAGTTGGTGAATTGCAACCACAAAAATTGAAGAACTATAGACCTAACTTTAAAGGTAGATATGTTCCTCAGAATACTCCTGATGTTACTGCTTCTAAGGAAGCTAACGATATGGTCAGAGCAAAGAATGCTGCTGGTCAGACTTGGAGAGAGTCGGATAAGTACTGGGGTGGATATGAATCTCAGGAGAGAGCAAACGTAATTTATGACCACGTTGGTCATGGTCAAATTTATTGGGATGAAATTGTTTCTCATAATCAAGGTAAGAAGACTTCTAGAGATCGTGAGATTCAAGAAGAACTTAACAAGCAGTACTCCTTGATTGCTGAAAAAGAGATGACATCTATTGCTGAGCAAGAAACACTTGATGCTCCTAAAGATCCTCTCTTTAAAAAGGTTAGAAACAAACTAAAAGATAAGATTGATTATCAGGACAAACCATCTAAGTTGGGATATCCAAATACTCCACCAAAAGAACAGGAGCAAGGTTATCATCCTGACTATGGTAAGAGAAAGGACTACTACAAAAAGTTAGATCCACATAGTGCTGATGCCATGCCCGAAACTGGTGATTTAGATACTGATGATACTGTAGAAAAGCAGAAGACCTTGCGTGGTTTATATGCAAAGTATCAGAGAAAGGTGCAGGGTACCATGCATCTGGTAAACCGAACTCCTGATTTTTAAAAGCGTGTTATAAATATGTGTGATTGCCTTCGGGGATCACACAACACAAACTCGCTTTTATAGGAGCTAATAACCATGGGGAACTTAATGAAGTTTCATACGAAGGATCTGCCTGAGCTGATGGACCGTATAAATAGGTACAGTATCGGCATGGATGATTACTTTGATCGTCTTGGGACGCTGCACGAGACGCAAACTAACTATCCACCATACAATCTAGTTCAACTAAGCAATGTAGAATACCGCTTAGAACTAGCACTCGCAGGATTCAAAAAGGAAGAGATTCATGTCTACACACAAGATGGAAAACTTTTTGTCGAAGGACAAAAAGAGGATACAGAAACTGGAACAACATACGTCCATAGAGGAATGGCTCAAAGATCTTTCACTAGATCATGGACCCTCAGTGACGAGACGGAAGTTAGATCAGTTAGCTTTGAGGATGGGTTGCTGAATATTGAACTAGGCAAGATTGTTCCAGATCATCATCAAAGGAAAGATTATCTCTAAATACTAGAGAATATCGTCGCCGCAGGGGGCAACTGGCAAAATCCAGTTGATTCCCCTCTTTTTTTGTGTTAAAATAAGGTTGACTCTTTTCTTATAATATGCCCTGGTTGAGTCTAGCAATTTTATTTCCAATTGCGTGTGCGTTGTTTATTCCTCTGCTCCCAGATGGGAACAAGGTAGTTAAGTGGTATTCACTTGGCGTCACACTAATTACATTTCTGATTACAGTAGCGGGATACGTTAATGGATATGATCCTGATATTAGTAGTCTTCAGATGGCGGAGAAATATACATGGGTTCCTCAACTAGGTCTTTCCTGGTCTGTAGGAGCAGATGGTCTTTCAATGCCTCTCGTTCTACTTTCTAGTTTCATTACAAGTCTGGCGGCACTTGCTGCTTGGCCAGTTACATTCAAACCAAAACTGTTCTACTTCCTGCTCCTATTGATGGATGGTGGGCAGATTATGGTCTTCGCAGTACAAGATCTCATCTTGTTCTTCCTGTCTTGGGAATTGGAACTTGTTCCCGTGTATTTGATGATTTCTATCTGGGGTGGTAAGAAACGCCAGTATGCTTCTACAAAGTTCATCCTATACACTGCTGGTAGTTCTCTGTTCATTTTGCTAGCAGGACTAGCGATGGGATTCTGGACTGGAACTCCCAACTTTGAGTACACTTACTTGATGCAACAGGGTTTCCCACCCAACTTCCAACTCTGGTGTTATGGTGCATTCCTGATTGCTTTTGGTGTGAAACTACCGATTGTTCCATTCCATACTTGGTTGCCCGATGCTCATGGAGAGGCAACCGCACCAGTTCATATGTTGTTGGCGGGTATCCTACTCAAGATGGGTGGATATGCTCTTCTGCGATTCAACTGTCAACTTCTCCCAGAAGCACATAAGGTATTCGCACCAGCACTGATTATTATGGGTGCTGTGAATATTATCTACGCAGCACTCACATCTTTTGCACAGAGAAATCTGAAACGAAAGATTGCTTACAGTTCAATCAGTCATATGGGATTTGTATTGATTGGTGTTGGTAGTTATAGTGCTCTTGGAACGAGCGGTGCGATGCTCCAGATGATCAGTCACGGATTGATTGGTGCTTCTTTGTTCTTCCTTGTGGGAGCAACATATGATCGAACTCATACCCTACAACTGGATGAGATGGGTGGAGTTGGTAAGAGTATGAAGGTTATGTTTGCTCTTTGGGTGATGTGTTCTATGGCGTCACTTGCTCTGCCTGGTATGAGTGGATTCATTAGTGAACTGATGGTTTTCACTGGATTTGCTACCGATACTGTGTATGCTCTTCCATTCCGTGTTGCACTTTGTCTTGTATCTGCTATTGGTGTTATCCTCACTCCGATCTATCTGCTTTCAATGCTTCGGGAAATCTTTTACGGTAAACCGAATGCAGAACTGATTGCTCACACTAATCTGGTTGACGCCGAACCTCGTGAAGTCTATATTGTAAGTGCTCTTCTGGTCCCCATCATTGTGATTGGATTGTATCCCAGGATTATGACAGATACATATAAGAGTTCAATTGATGCGTTGGTTGCTCGTGATAAAGCAGCATTAGTTCGCCCACAATTGGTTCGGACTTTTACCCCACCAACCGTCTAACTATGCTATAATACGCGGAGGAAACAAATTAGTCATGGCAGTTAAAATGATTCTCCTGAAAACAGGAGAGACTCTGATTACTGACGCCAAAGAGGTGGTTCAGGAGGAAGAGGTTCGTGGATATATGTTTAATCAACCTCAGATTGTCATCTCCCAAGAGAAGACTATGTTGATGGAAGCAGACACAAAGCACTCTAATTATGAACTGGATATCATTCTTAAACCTTGGATGATTCTTTCCAGTGATAAAGAGTTTGTAGTTACTACCGATATTGTTGCTACTATTTGCGAACCTTTGGAATCAATCAGAGAAATGTATGATTCTAAAGTAAATCCAGTTCCTGTATCTGAAAACGAGGTTGTAAATGGCTGAGAATATTAAATGCCTAATGTTGGGCACTACAACTATTGTTATATCTGAGGTTGAAGAACTTGCTGCAGAGATCGGTGATCCTGATTGTAAGTTGATCAAACCTTATCGATTCTTGGGAATTGATAAGATGGAGCCATGGGTTGAGGCTTCCAATCAGAGTGAATATATGATACGATCTAGTGATATTCTTACTATTGCAGATCCAACTCCAGAAGTCGTTGAAGCGTACTTGAAACTTACAGAATGAGATTTTACACGAACGTCCAAATGGTCGGGGATCACTTCTTGGTCCGTGGTTATGAAAATGGTCAACATTTCATGACTCGCGAGAAGTTTTACCCGACCCTTTTTGTTGAATCGAAAGGAAAAACCAAATACAAAACCCTTGAAGGTGATTATGTTCAATCAGTTGAACCTGGAACTGTTCGTGAATGTCGTGAATTTATCAAGCGATATGATGGTGTAGATAATTTCAAGATCTACGGAAACGACAGATACATCTATCAGTATATTTCTGAGAAGTATCCTGAAGAAGAAATTAAGTTTGATACTACAAAGATTAAAATCTCTACGATTGATATTGAGGTTAAATCAGAAAATGGATTCCCTGATGTTGAATCTGCTGCAGAGGAAGTTCTCCTCATCACTGTGCAGGACTACACTACCAAACAGATTCGCACCTGGGGTCAAGGACCCTTCAATAACAAACAGCAGAACGTCATCTATAAAGGTTTCTCCACAGAGTATGAACTTCTGAATGATTTCATCAACTGGTGGATGATTGAGGATAATACTCCTGAGGTTCTAACTGGTTGGAATAGTGAACTGTATGATATGCCGTACCTGGTGCGTCGTATCGATAGGATTTTGGGTGAGAAGTTGATGAAGCGTATGTCTCCTTGGGGACTTGTTACTGAAAAGGAAACATATATTGCTGGTCGTAAACACATTTCTTATGATGTTGGTGGTATTACGCAACTTGATTACCTAAATCTTTACAAGAAGTTCACTTATAAGGCGCAAGAATCCTATCGACTGGATTATATTGCGAGTGTAGAACTTGGGCAGAAAAAACTTGATCACTCTGAGTTTGATACTTTTAAGGACTTCTACACAAATGGGTGGCAAAAGTTTGTAGAGTACAATATCATTGACGTGGAACTTGTTGACCGTATGGAAGACAAGATGAAACTGATTGAACTAGCAATCGTTATGGCGTATGACGCTAAAGCGAACTATGCTGATGTATTCTCTCAGGTTCGTATGTGGGATACGATTATCTACAATTATCTCAAGAAGAGAAATATTGTAATCCCTCCCATTGTCCGTTCTGACAAAAACGAAAAGTACGCAGGTGCTTATGTCAAAGAACCGATTCCAGGAAAGTATGATTGGGTTGTTAGTTTTGACCTTAATAGTCTCTACCCTCACCTTATTATGCAGTACAATATCTCGCCAGAGACACTCTTGGACGAGAGACATCCCTCAGCTACGGTTGATAGAATCCTTGAGGAAGAAATAAACTTTGAACTGTATAAGGATAATGCTGTCTGTGCTAACGGTTCGATGTATCGGAAGGATGTGCGTGGATTCCTTCCAGAGTTGATGGATAAGATCTATAAGGATCGAACTATCTACAAAAAGAAAATGCTTCAGGCAAAGCAGGATTATGAAAAGACTCCAACTAAGGCACTGGAGAAAGAGATTGCGCGATGCAACAACATTCAGATGGCTCGCAAGATTCAACTCAACTCTGCATATGGTGCTATTGGTAATCAGTACTTTAGGTACTATAAACTGGCC